TCATCAGGCGCGGTTTACTCGGATACTGGAGAAACTATTGCGTTTGATGCCAAGAATAGATTTGAAGCATTGCTAGAAGTTATCGAAGAAGCAAGCCAAAAGGTAATTATATTTGCGCCCTATCGGCACGCTATCGACATACTTTCAGAGAAACTAACAGAGAATAAAATTTCTAATGCCGTTATCAATGGCAGTATCAGCGCAACCAAACGTACAGATATATTCCATAGGTTCCAGACTACCGATACTCCACAAGTACTGGTTATCCAACCACAAGCGGCGGCGCACGGAGTCACTCTTCATGCCGCTAACGTTGTAGTTTGGTGGGGGCCGATTATGTCTATAGAAACATACTTACAGGCTAACGCACGTGTACACCGAGCGGGACAGCATCACCCCTGTACGGTTGTACACTTACAAGGTAGCCCAGTAGAGTCACATATATACAAGATACTATCTCAGAAGATTGATATACATTCTAAGTTGATTGACCTATATAAGAACGTTGTAGAAGGAGTGCATAATGACTGACGAACTTAATGCTGACAGGCTGACTAAGATTTACGTTAAAATACGTGAACGGCGTCGAGAGATTGCCGAAGAAGATTCAAACCTCAAAGAACAGTTGGATACCGTATCCGATAAGTTACTAGAGATTTGCAAAGAGCAAGGGCTTAGTACCATGAAAACTGAACATGGCACTGTGTCTAAGCGCGTGTACAAGAACTATTGGACAAATGACTGGGGTGCGTTTATGGATTTCGTTAAAGAAAACGATGCGTTTTCGCTGCTTCAGCATCGAATCAATAATTCAAACATGGCCCAGTTTTTGGACGAAAACCCCGACTTGCATCCACCGGGATTAAATATGGATGCTCATCAAACTGTTGTTATTACGAAACGCTAAGGAGCGCATATGTCGAAGGAATTGTCTTTGTTCGACGGCAATAAACTGCCGTCTTATTTGCAGACCCGTGAGATTGACGATGTTACTAAGTCGCTTATGGGTAGTGGCGGTGGTGGTGGCATCAAGCGCATCTCCATCAAAGGTGGCGTCTGGCGCTGCATTATCAATGGTAAGGAAGTCTCACGTAACGAAGAGCGTTCCCTGCCTGTTGTTATTGTAAACGCAGCCCCATACAACGCTCGTACTTACTATGCAGGTACATACAGCGAAGGTGGTGAGCCAACCCGCCCAAATTGTTGGAGTGCGAACGGCATCACTCCAGACCCGAAGGTTTCTAGCCCACAAGCAAGCCGCTGCTTGGAGTGCCCACAGAACATGAAGGGCTCCGGTCAGGGCGATGCGCGTGCATGCCGCTACAGCCGTCGTTTGGCTGTCGTTCTTGCCAATGATATCGAAGGGGATGTGTACCAACTTAATCTCCCGGCGAAGTCTATCTTTGGTGAAGGCGAACATAACAAGTGGCCTTTGGAAGCCTATGGTAAGTTTATTGGTAGCAAGGGTATTCCCATCACTGCCGTTGTGACCGAGGCACGGTTTGATACCAATCAGGCTACACCTACGATCACGTTTAAGCCGTTGCGTTTCCTTGAGGCTAATGAGCATGCTGCTGCTATCAAGCAGGGTGAGTCTGATGCCGCTAAGAAGGCAATCACCATGACGGTTGCTGAGGCTGATGGAGTTAAGAAAGCCCCGGTAATCGCAGCACCAAAAGCTGCTGAGTCGGAAGAAGTTGCAGAAGTCATTGCAGAGCCAGTTAAGCGTCCGTCTAAGAAGGCTGAGGCTCCTGCCGAGAAAGCGGATCTGTCAAAGATTCTTGATTCTTGGGATGACTGATAACAACTGATTTGGCGCGAGGGCATAGTAATGCTTACGAGAAATGAGTTTCTCGCGCTTGTGCTCCCCCCTCTAAACGAGGGGGAGGGCTACTGCATGGTTGGCATTAAGGAAGAAGCCACCCGACAGCGGTTTGTTGAAAGTATTGATGCTATGAGTCAATACGCAGATGAGTTGGCAGCTAGTGGATTTAATGTATTTTTCGCTACTGCCAAGTTTGGTCATTCTTCAAACGGGCGCACAACCAAGAACGCTGTAGCACTACGGTCGTTTTTTATTGATTTGGATTGTGGCTTTAACAAGCCATATGCCGATCTTGGAGAGGGAATAACTGCGCTACGCACATTCTGTAAAGAGGCTAATTTACCGAGACCCACTATCGTCAAGTCTGGCGTTGGTGCTCACATCTATTGGACTTTAGATAAAGAACTGCCGCGTACCGAATGGTTCGCACGTGCTGAGACACTTAAAGAACTTTGCAAAACGCACGGGTTTAATGTTGACCCTGCGGTTACGAGCGATGCTGCGCGTATTTTGCGCATGCCAGAAAGTTTTCACCTAAAAGATCCAACCAATCCTATTAAGGTTGAAGTATTAACGGTAGGCGATATATGGGCTACCGAGAACTTAGGTGAAGTACTCCCTGAGCATATTGATGCTATTCGGGATAAGGCTCCTAAGTACAAAATGGACGCTGTTACTTTGTCGCTCATGGGCAATAAGCAGTCACGTTTTCGTACGATCTTAGTTAAGTCTGTTGAAGGGCGCGGCTGTGCCCAGATACTGAATATCTTTGAGAATCAGGATGTCATTGAGGAACCGCTATGGAGAGCGGGGTTGAGTATTGCCGAGCGGTGCGTAGATAGGGACAAAGCAATTCATGTGTTGTCCAACAAGCACCCCGAGTATGACCCTGAGGAAACGGAAGAAAAGGCAGCGGCTACTAAAGGCCCGTACACTTGCGAGACATTTAAGCGGCTTAACCCGATCCTATGCGAGGGTTGCCCACATAGAATCTCGTCCCCGATCCAACTTGGATCAGAGATTGTTGAGGCTACCGAAGAAGAAAATACGGTAGTAGATGTCGATCAAATAACCAAGGAAGAGAAAGAATTTGTAGTACCTAAGTACCCCTCGCCTTATATGCGGGGCAAAATAGGTGGTGTTTACATACGGGTTAAGGCGAAAGATGAAGATGGTATCGAAGAAGAACGGGTAGACCTTGTATACCAACATGACTTGTACGTTGTTAAGCGTATGGTGGACCCAGATATAGGAGAAACAATCCTTGTTCGTGTGCACAAGCCTAAAGATGGTGTAGTGGATTTCATCATACCGCTGACTTCTATGGTGGCTAAGGACAAATTCGTCAGTGCTTTTGCGTTCCACGGTATAGCCGTGATTCAGAAACGCCAAGAGATACTGATGTCGTACATATCTAAATGGGTGGAGACATTACAAGTGGAGCTTAAAGCTGAGAAGGCACACCGCCAATTTGGGTGGGTTTCTGATGAAAGCGCGATTATTATTGGCGAACGTGAGATACGTGCTGCTGACATTGCCTACAATCCACCGAGTGCTTCTACCCTGCCGAATATGGGAGCGTTCGTACCTAAGGGTGACTTCCATACATGGAAGAACATCATCAACTATTACGGTACACCGGGAATGGAGTACCGAGCTTTCCCGTTTTTCTTTGGGTTTGGCACGTTGCTTATGCGGTTTACCGCTTTAGATGGTTGCCTACTAAACCTCTTTGGGCGAACGTCAGGTACCGGCAAAACGACAGTTCTTCAGGCTATCAATAGCATTTACGGGCATCCGAAGCAGTTACTACTTAGCCCAAAGGATACGTACAACGTACGTATGCAGCGTCTAGGTGTCATGCAGAACTTACCCGTAACTATAGATGAAATCACGAACATGGCTCCAGATGTTATGTCACAGCAGATCTATGACGTGACTTCTGGCCGCGCTAAGAACCGTATGAAGCAGCACGACAACGCAGAACGTAGCAACAATACGGTATTCCAAACGGGGATGATCTCATCCTCCAACCGATCCGTGTTAGACATGTTGACTTCACTCAAGACCATGCCTGATGGCGAGATGAAGCGTATTCTGGAAATCGTGTACCCAGACGCTAATAAAGAAGATGCTACGTGGTCACGTAACCATTTCGAGCCACTGATCCACCACTATGGACATGCCGTTCAGCCTTATGCACAGGCATTGGTTGGGCAGACCGAGATGGTTAAGAACAAGTTGAACGAGATTCGTACCCGCGTGGATATGGCAGCAGCTATCCGTAACTCAGAGCGGTACTGGTCGCTCACGGTCGCCCTTGCTATGGCAGGTGGGGCGATATCGAAGCAACTTGGGATACACGACATTCCGGTAAGGCCGGTCTTTGATTATGGCATACAGCTTATTCAGAAGTCCCGAGATACTGCACGTGAATATATGTTTGATGCAGATGAATTCTTGGGCGTGTTTTTGCAGAAGCACTTTGCCGAGATCTTAGTTATTAACGGAAAGAAATCTACCAAGGGTTTAGAAGCAG